TAACTGCTGCATCTCTATTATGTTTACGCATTGACTCTTCATCAATCCGTTGTGCTTCTGCTACTGCTACACGAACTGCATGATCTATCATCCTATCCACTTCTTGTTTAGTATAGGCATACTTTTTTATTCTTTCCTCTGTCATCTGACCTCCTATGTCTGTAAGGGGGAACTCTTTTATTAACGTGTTAACCATTTAACCTCCATCCATTGCACATCCTATTGTTCCACCTGCAATCATACCTGCAGGGATTGCCCACCACCTACCTTTACCTTGGGAACCATAACCTGCAAGTCCACCACCAAGTAATGCACCCATAACAGATCCATCAGAGCAATCATTATCATCATATGTTACGACCTCTCTACGATAGATAGGTGTTGTAGACGCTCTTGGAACGTCCTCACAGGCGACTTCTATAGTGTCTACCCAATTCTTTACATAACCAGGATTTGATTGTGTACCTGGCACATACTCTTCTCTGTATTCTGTACGAGTACATGTACTTGATGAAGAATAACCTGATTGATAAGTGTTATGATCAGCAAGAACTGATGCAGGTGTCAATGCAATTATAGATGCAAGTAATACTTTCATTTTTCTAATTCTTTGTACTTATATTATAGCAAAAAAGGGAGTTTAGAATACTCCCTTTGTGCCAGTTTCTAAAGTGAACTTAATCTTCCTCTGCTAATCGAGAGAAGTAAGATAATGTATCTTCTTCATCCGATACTGGAGAAGACGCTACTGCCTTCTCTCTGAAGTTTGATACCTCTTGTCCCCAAGAGTTACCTTTTCCTTCTGACAAGTCTTCAAGTGATTCATCTTTTACCACTGGATGTGGTGTTGTTAAACCTAATACAAGGTCAAGACGACTCTTCAAAGCATTGTATTCCTTGAAGTTCTTTGGACTTTCAAAGTCTGTTAAAGAGTATCCTTTTTTCCAAATGGATTCTAATTTACTGTCATCAAATCCACCAAGGGTAGATGATGCAGCGAACTCAGACTTATCATAGTTCCAATAACCATCTAACTTTCTGATCTTCAATTTGAAGTCAGCACCCTTCCAGAAATTGAAAGGATCTAATGGTGATTCGTCTGCAAAAGCAGGTTGCATTGCTTCAACAAGTTTGTCAAAGATCTTTTTACCATACTTATACAAGAAAACCCTACCTTCGTTCTCTGGGTGTTGTGAATCTGACACAACGTAGATATTAGAATAGTAAGATAACTTTCTTTTTTGAGCACGAGCAATGTTCTTGTCCGACTCTTTGCCACTGTTCCATAGTTCACGATTGTACTCGCCAACTGGATCATCTTTACCAATAGTTGTTAAACTATTTTCAATGTACCACTGTCCACCAGGACCTTTGAATGCGTGACTCCAGACCTTTGCCCAAGGCATATCTTCACCGTCAGGTGCAGGAAGGAATCGTATTACTGCGAACCCATTACCAGACTTGTCTAATTCTGGTTTCCAAAATCTCTCATCAGCACTGTTGTTGCTCTGTTGAGGTTGATTGATTTTCTCAATCTCTTGTGTCAGTTTGCTAAGGGTACTACCTGCAGAGGCAGCTTTCTTAAGTGATGCAAAAGACATAATTGTATTCTCCGTATTTTTGTATTGTGTGTATTGTACTGTGTAATCGTACCATACTATTTATCATGTGTCAAGTTCTTTCTTTCTTGCTGCTGCTAATGTCTCTTTTAATTTGTCCAAACACTCATATAGAGAACTGAATCCAAACGCTTGAGACATTAAGTTAATTCTTTCTTTCATGTCTGCTGCTTCTGCATCCTCTGCAGCAGAGAGACACAACCTTGTGTAGAATGTTCTTTGCTTATCAATAAGATCGTCACACTTATCGATATGTTCTACACGTGTTTCTTTAGGTTCAAACTGTATCCTTGCAGTCATGGATGCAAGAGTTTGATACGTTGTGAATATATCTTTCAGATCATCTTGTACTTGATCTGATTCAAAAAATTCCGTCATACTTTTGTGTGTATTGTGTCTAATATGGTTCCCCTATAAACATTACAGTCTAATGATATGAAGGGTTGGTATTTAACAATTTTCATTCTAACTTCCTTCCATATAGGATCAGTTAGAACTCTATCAAAATCTTTTACAAATCCTAAACAAGATTCAAATACTACAAGAGTTTCTAATGAAACATCTCCTGCAAGATAATACTTTAATAGTTTAGGATGCTTACCATTCTTTACAGAGAATACTCTATCAAAATAATCTTGATAAGGATAATCGTATTCATCTAACAGTAAGTATACGTCTTCTTTAAATTTATAAGAGAAGGACTCTTGATGTATCTTCCAAGTCTTATATACATCATCATCAAATGATTTAATATAACCTTTTGGATCAGAGACTAAATTAGCAACGAAGTAATCTACAATTTCTTGATTAGAATACTTAGTTGCTAATTTCTTAAAGAAGTAACGATCATGTCTTTGCTCAAAGGCATCTTCACTTGCACGAACTTTGCCATGATACTTATGGTAGTCGTACTTTTCTTTAGTGAAGTGTTGTTTCAATGCGAGATACATTTTATACACTTCAAATCCTGTCACAATGGTAGGACTCCTTTGGAAGATTTCTTCATGTAGTTTAGTCTCTGTGCTTCATGACGGAGACGTTCTTTTAATGGTTTAGAAACTAACTTAGGTACAGTTTCTAACTCAACCTCATTCTCTTGGCAGTAGGTAACGATTGCCTCGATGTAAGTGATCAATCCGTTACTTGCTTTGACTAATCTTTCAATCTCTTGAGAAAATTTAGTTGGTGTCAGGAAGTTATCGTCTTGACCTTTCTTAGCATCTTTAGGCATTAACTTTTCCCCTAACAAATTCCTCAATGTAGGATTTAAGTAGTTGTAAATAGTCATCAAGATTGTGCTTCTGAAAGATTTGTATAGATCCCTCTTCTGTTGCGATAAGTGTGACAATTTTCTTGACCTCAATTCCAGTACGTTCAAGGAACATCGCTGCGTATGCAGTCTCTTGGACAAAATAGTTTTCGATGTGTTCCTCTTTTTTTTCTTTCGTGGACGTTTTAAAATCAATTACTGCCAACTCACCGTCGAACTCCGCTATACAATCAACACGACCTGCTAAACCGAGGTAGTGTGAGTAAAGAAATGATTCTAAACAATGTATATTGTCTATTCGATTGAGAGTATCTTTTGCGGACTGAAACATTCTAACAGACAATGGATTATTATCCAAGTATTTGTCAAGTTTCAGTTCACCATTGATGTAGTCTTCTGCGATACTATGAAACGCAGTTCCTCTCTGTGTTGCCCTTGCAGTAATACGATTTGCCTCTTGTTCACCAATTCGCTTTCTCCATTTTGAAAAGAAAGCAGCGTTCTTAAACGATGTGATTGAGGTTACGCTTGGGTAATATTTATCAGTTTTAGGTAGTTTATAAAACCTAACACCATCTTTATTCACAGGCTCGACCTCAAGAGGTTCGAGTTTAACATCAACAAATGTAAAAGTCATTAATTAAAACCAAGATTGTACTTAGAAATTAGATAAGATTTAACTAATCCAGAGCGAACGATATCTTTGATATCAAATTCAACACATGTAAACTCTTTCATCTCATTAATTATTCTAATAAAATCTGAGATGCCAGACTTCTCATACTCTTTAGTTAGATCAGACTGTGCTATGTCTCCACAGAAAACAATCTTAGAATCTTCACCTATCCTTGTGATCATAGAATCAAGTTCATGAAAGTTTAAGTTACTGAACTCATCAACGATAACGATAGTATTATCAAGAGTGACACCACGAATGAAACTGGTAGACCAGAAATCTATAGTGTCTTGAGATCTGAGATTGTCGTATAGCATCTCAAATGAATTGTCATCAGGCATACTAAACATATACCTTACCATATTTTTGTATGGTATCTGATAGAGATAGGACTTATCCTCATGGTCACCAGGTAGGAAACCAATTTCTCTCGTAGGAACTAATGACCTTACAATTACTATTTTATCATATTGTGTGGATTCGTCAAGTACTTCTTGCAAAGCGAGATATAATGATATAAAAGTCTTACCAGTTCCTGCTGCACCATGCAATAATAAATTTTGCCCACGTTTATATGACTCGAACGCTAACTTCTGGTTATCAGTTATCGGTTCGATCATTGTCATGTAAGACTTATCGATTGGTTTCTTACGTTTCATCATCTTCTTTGACATTGGTTGTATCGGTGCTCCGTTACCGTTACCGTTACCATTAGATTTTTTTCTCGCTCTTGGCATAATTAAGTAAACCTCGAAAGATTAGCAGTAGGATGATTCTCTTGGACTTTGGACATGACTTCTTTGAATCCGTCCTCTACTCTCGGAGTACCGTAGGTGACACCTCCAGTACCTTGAGACCAGTCCTTATCCCAATCGGGATTATCTTTTCTCCACTGATCATAATCTTTCATACTCATATTAAGTTCTTGTGTCTCTTGAGTATTTTTATTTATTACTGGGTATAAAGGCATGTTACCACTCCAATGCTTCAGATGTTATAGGAAATTCTTTTATGAAAATCTCTTCGATTCCATGAGCAATATCCATATGCTCTTTTTGTGTACCATGTCCACCTCTTAATTGTAAGTAGTGAATCCAAGAACGAACTGTTCCTGTCATGTATAGTCTTGTAGGTGTTGCTAAAGGGAGAACAAATCTCGCACATTCCTTCGCAATACCCGAAGCGAGGAGTTCGTTATATAGATCCATCGCCTCAACAAAATGATTTGCGATCTTTTCTTGAAGGTCTTGTTTCTTGTTGTGTGGTACATCATCGGTACTGTTCTGTCTGTTCTTGGAATCCTGATGTCTAAGGTCAACCATAGGTATCTCTTCTGCTAAAAGATTAGTATCAGCATATCTTTGAGAGAACTCTTGGAATGTAAATGATCTATGTCTAAGTATTTGTGCTGCAATCCCACGAGTAGTTTCAATCTCTACTGTCATACTTGCTTGCTCAAAGATAGACCAATGACCATGCTTAATACAATACTTTAATAACCCTGCAACCTTTGGGTTGTCCTGATTATTAGGATTACTCACACGAGCAATGTATCCAATTAACTTTTCAGCGTCTGGTGTAACAGATACCTTACTTATTTTCATGATTTTTAAATAAAAGTGACGCTAAGAAACCTAATGCAAGTGCTTGCCAATATGTGATTGCTGTCAATCCAAATACTGTTGGCACTACCCAGTTCCATACTGCCTTAACGATAAAAGGTTTAACAAAGAAAGTTACAACAGCACCTACTGCTTCAGCACCTGCTTGTTGTTGCTCTTTCTCTGTCATCTGTGATGGGTTTTTAAACTTATTATAGATTGTCATTTCTTCCTTCCCTTCCTTGGTTTCTTAGCTTCTTTAGGATCATTCCACATGTTAGGTGCTACCCTACCTTCTGCCTGTAGCATGGTAACAAAGTTCTTTTTGTATAGATCATAATAATAATCAAAGATCTCTGATTGTTTAGATGCCATTGCAATATCATACTTCTCTACATCATCCACTTTATAGATGATAAGATAGCATGTGTAAGGTAGTGTCTTGTCTTGTGCTTCGTCCCTTTTACAATCTTGTTTTAAGATCTTCACGAACGACCTCCCCAGACAATATTTGGGTATGCTTCAGAGACAACTGCTTTAGTAATCCTTTTGTACTTGTCATTCATATTACCATCTTTTACAAGAACAAGAAGTTCTGCCTCTTCAGCAGATAGACCTTCTAATAATTGAATGAACATTTGTTCTCTCTTGGCACGAGGGAGTTTAGGATCCCCTCCTTTAAAAAACCTATAGAGACCTCTGTACTCGGATTCTAAGCGAGTATGATCTGTCCCTAC